AGAAGTTTGTCATCGAAGATTTCATCGAAGGATCTAACGAAGTAGATAACGGAATCGCAGGAGTATTTTCTAAAGCCAAGGAGTTTATTGATAGTCAAAACAAAGAGCTCAATTCTATGAAAGAGCTAAAGAACTCTGCTGAGCAAAGAGAATACGAACTTAGAAAAGAAAATATTTTTGATGAGTTTAAAGACCTTAATGGGGTCGAAGAGTTTGATACTCTAAGAGACACTATGGGTATTTCCATTGAAGATCTCAGAGAAAAATGTTTTGCACTTCGTGGCAAGCATATGACTCAGTTTTCTAAAAACACAAATCACAATAGAATAGCAATTCTTGAACCTCAAGAAAATTCCGAAGAACCGTATGGCGGATTGTTTAAACAGTACGGTTTTTAATTAAATGTTTGTTGGATATATTTATTGTATCACAAATAGCAAGAATAATAAGCAATATATCGGGCAGACATCCATGAGCGTAGATAAAAGATATAAGGATCATTTAAAGCAGGCTAAAAACGGTGGGACACAATTGTTGTATCTAGCGATGAATAAATATGGGGTTGATAACTTCTATGTAGAAACGGTTTTACAGCTGCATGCCGATAGTCGAGAAGAATTAAAAAAGCTCTTGAACGAGTATGAAATAAAATATATAGAAGAGTACAACTCGTATAAACCAAATGGGTATAATATGACTCATGGCGGAGATTCATTTTCGGAACACGTTGTGGTACCAGTGTTCAAGGTCGATGCTGATGGCAACGTTTTGCAGTATTATAAAAGCATGATTGATGCTGAAAACGATTGTGGAATTAGACCTGGCTCTATCTATAGGGCGTATATGTATCAGACACACTATGCTGGAGGATGGTTTTGGTATAGGCTTGGCGAAATGCCGATGGCTATAGGTGATAATATAGGAAAACAAAACAATAAGTACACTCCCGTAGACATGTATTCATTAGACGGAGAGTATATTAAAACTTTTGATAGTATTGCAGATGCCGCCAGAGAAGTTGGCTGTAGTCATTCAACGATATCCGGCGCTTGTCAAAAAGACCGCCTATCCGCTAGTGGATATAAGTGGGCATATCGAGGAGATACGCCGACTATGAAAAAGAAGAAGACGCGAGGAAGACCTGTAATACAAATCGATACGAAAAATAATAAACCGATCAAAGAATATAAATCATTGGCTGATGCGGCAAGAGATAATAATTTGCAGTCACCCAATATTTATAAATGTTGTATTGGTAAAAGGAACACTGCTGGTGGTTATCGGTGGTGTTTTTCTGTTTAAATAGGAGGAATTAACATGGCTAAATATGCAGTTATTCGGACAGACAACGTCTCGGGTGTTGACCAAAGGGCGGATCTTCTGTCTGTTCGTTTTTACGATAGCAACAATAAAGTCGCCGAAGTAGAAAACGGCGTTATCGTTAAAGTTGGCGCTCTTGAAAATGGAGAGCGCGAAGTACATAAAGCAACCGCAGCAAGCAGCTCTGATAGTCTGAACGATTGCGCTATTCTTGCTGGCGTGGAGCTTTTCTACGACGAGTCTCGTAGACATTATCTGGACGAGTGGATCAATCCGGCTGGCAAAGCAACCAGAGCATACATCCTTCGTTCCCGCAATCTGTTCTCCGTAACCGCCGAAGGTTTCGTTGGTGGAACCGTTCCCGCAGTTGGCGATACTGTTGGCATCGGCACAGGTGGCAAGATTGACGCAAGTGGTTCCGGTCTTGGAGTTTGTGAGCACATTGAGACCCAGGGTAGATATACCTGGTATCAGATCAAACTCGATAAGACCGAATCTTAATTAAAAGAAAATAACGAAGGAGGATATTGACATGGCTGATGTAAAAAATCTGACTAAAATCCTTGTTGACGCTCGTCATGGTTGCGTTGAGCAGTACTCCACCCGTCAGGCGAATGAGCTGCTGACCAAGGCACTGATTGAAGCTAATAATGGAAGCACCAAGATTGACTACAAAGCAATCCGTGATGGCAAGTGCCCCGGACTGTTTAGTCTCATTGAGCAGATGATTGGCTCTGTGGTTCGTGAGACCATTGCTGATGACCCCGTGTTCATGGCACTCGTCGATGATATTTCTGTTGACCTCGGCGACGCTCCCACGTTCTACGAAGAAGATAACGACCTGTTCTACGTTGCTGAGATTGCCGAGGGCACTCAGGGTATCCGTAGACAGAGATTCGAAGGTGGCTCGGAAGTCACCATTCCGACCAAGCTGTACGGAGTTCGTATCTATGAGGAACTGAACCGTGTTATGGCTGGTCGTGTTGACTGGAATGACCTGGTAAATAAAGTTGGCGCAAGCTTTGCTAAGAAGCTGGCTGACGATGCAGTCACCCTGCTTGCCAACATTACCGCAGCCGACCTCGGCGGAAGCGTATTCTTCCCCGCAGCCGGTACTTATGATGAGGATGCACTGCTTGACCTGATTGAGCACGTTGAAGCTTCTGCTAATGGTCAGAAGGCTACCATCCTTTGCACCAAGAAAGCGGCTCGTATGCTGGCTCCGTCTGTTCAGGGTGCAGACTCCAGAAGCGATCTGTACAATCTGGGCTACTATGGCATGTTCTATGGCGTGCCCGTGGTGACCATTCCCCAGAGACATAAATTTGGCACCACTCAGTTTGCAGTTTCTGACAGAACCTTTACGATTATTGCTGGCGGCGAGAAGCCCATCAAGATGGTTCACGAGGGTGAGCCTCTGATTATCGACCATATGCCTGAGACCAATGGCGATCTTACCTATGAGCATTTCTACACTGATCGTTATGGCATGGGTATCATTGTCCCGACCGGTGGCGCTGGCGTTGGACGTTATCAGTTCTAATAAGTTAGATAGGATACGATTATTTATATAGATATATAGAGTGGGCGTAGATGATTGCGCCCACCTTTTTTGAATGGAAAGGAAAATAAATATGGCTACTAGAACAAGTAATAAAACTAAAGAGCAAGTTAATACAGAAATCGTAGAAGTAGAAAAGAAAGAAACTACAAAAGCGGCTAAGAAAAATATAAAGTACGATTTTTCCGACGTTGATATAAATGAGTATATTCCTGTGCTCAATGGTTTTGAAGGAAATCTTATCTATAAAAGCAAGAAGACCGGAGAGAAGTTTGAGTGGGATAAGATTGGTGACGAACAGCTGATCGAACTTATCGAACTTAAAAATGCGAAAAGTTCCAGCAAACAGTTCTTCATCAATAACTGGTTTATGTTTGACGATGAGCATCAGTGGGTAATCGATTATCTCGGAATGAGAGAGTATTATAAGAACAGCATATCTGTTGATGATTTTGATACTCTGTTCGATAAACCGGTTGAAGAGCTTAAGGAAATTCTGGATGGACTCCCGGAAGGGCAGAGAAAATCTCTTGCGTATAGAGCGTCTCGTATGAACGCTGAAGGTCTTATTGATTCGCGAAAGGTTATCAATCTTCTCGAAGAGAATCTTGGTATCGATCTTTCTGATAAAGGCAACAGAGTTATTACGAATAATTCTAGTAAAATTGAAGTTATTAGCCAAGTTCATTAAGGACGTGATGCGAAATGAACGTCTCATACGAACAAATCGTAAGCGCTTTTTTAAATAAAATAAACGAATACGAATTACTGGAATTAGCGGATGATGAAAGAGATGACTCGGTCTTTTCTTTTCTCACGAAATCGCTATATAAATTTAACAGGGTGTGTAATTATAAGCTCGAAGCGGTGAGACTAGATGATGGCAGCTTCGAGCTGGTTGGTAAAGACATGCCAGAAGAAGAAATGGATGAGGCACTCGATATATTAACAAACGGCATGGTTGTGCAATGGCTGAAGCCGTTTTTAAATCGACAGGAAAACCTCGAAAACGCTTTAAGCACTAGAGACTTTACAGTATTCTCTCCGGCAAATCTCTTGTTGAGAGTTAGGGAGACATATAATAATGCGAAAAGAGATTTTGAAAACGAGTTGAGGGAGTACAGCTTTAGTCATAATGATTTGAATAAGCTGCACTTACCAAGATAAATATATGACAAATAAAGTCGATGGTAAAATGGTAAGGAATTATTTTAAAAATCTTGTAAATAGATTTTTTAAAATATTACCAATGTTTGAAAACAAAGATGAATCGCTTGTGGTATATATGGA